GGTCGCAGCCATGAGGAATATGGTTTCTAGGGCTAGCAATACCAAAGACCGGCAAATGGGCAATCAGTCTGCGCTAGAGACAGACTTGACAGGGATCATTGGCGAGTACGCATTTTGTAAGCTACACAATATCTTTCCAGACTTAATCGCTAAAACTAGGTCAGGTTCTTACGACTGTCTTTTCAAGGGACAGCGTATTGACATAAAAACAACTAAATACAAAGACGGTAGGTTATTGGCAACGACTAAGCTAAACGACGATGTAGATGTCTATGTGCTGGCTATCGTTAATGGCAAGAGCGTAACTTTCCCGGGATGGACGAGAAAGAGCCAGCTAATCAAAGAGGAAAACCTAAAGAACTTGGGGCATGGCGATACCTACGTCATGGATCAGAAGAAGCTAAACCCTTGGAAATAGCCGGGAATAGGATTTACCTATAGCAATAGTGTTTACCTATAGAAATATATTTGTTGACGCTCCGAAACAGTTTTGGGAAGATACGTCCATACCGCAGCACACAGCGGGCTTTCTAAGGGGAACAAAATGCAAACGATCCAAATCACCGAACAATCAATGGCTCTGTTTCTAGCTTACGCAAACGATGCTGATAATTGGGGTGGTACTCCATGCGTAGGTGGCAATGTTGGCGGTAGCAAAGAAGATCGCGGAAATCTTACCCAACTGAAAAAAGCCGGACTGATTGAAACTTGGACAGATCAAGGCAGCACATGGATTCAATTTACCAAAGAAGGCAAGCAACTCGCAGCAGAAAACGGAATCGAAATTTAATCAACCAGCCGGGGGAAACCCCGGCGTTCTAGGGGAGCAACATGGAATTAATCAAAGTTGGCACTTATGGTCAGATGATGGGGCATTTTGATGATGATAATTTATTTAAACCTGAAGCCAAGAATCTGATTGATGCTTATGAAAAGCTGTGTGATAGAACGCTATGGCGTATGAGGCATTCAGTATCTGACGATCAGTGTAGAAAAGAGGCTATTTGTTTTTACGCTGGAGTTAAAGCATTAGAGACAGCATTATGTATGTACCTAGTTGGAATCGCAGATGAAAAACCAGATTTTGAAGACCTAATTGATTTTGCGCGTGAAGTAAAAAGTATTAATTTTTTACCAACAGAAAAATAAGGGGAACAACATGGAATCAATCAAGATCGAAGGTGTAGAGCAGCACCAAGGCATTTACGTTGACACCATAGGCGAGGATGTCTGGGTAAACATCATCGTCCGAAACGGTAGTGCCAATCTTTGCATAACGCCAGAGAACGCTGAGAAGCTGGTAGAGGCATTACGAGTCGCTATCGTAGAGGCATCTAATGAAGGTTGATCCTCACGAGGCAATCGACTTTATCTACCGAAACTCTACGGCTTACGCCAAGGCTAAGGCTGAAGTCACTTACCTAGAGGAGTTTCGCAAGAGCAAGAAAGCAATCCTGTTCAGTCAGGCTATCGGGAATACGGTAGCTGACAGGGAGAATCAGGCTTACGCTCATCCAGAGTACCAAGCCTTATTAAAGGGGCTTCAGGCGGCTGTAGAGGCTGCTGAGGAACTTAGATGGCAATTGATAGCGGCACAGGCTCGGATCGACGTATGGCGGTCTCAGGAGGCTTCTAATCGAACTATGGATAGGGTGACTCAATGACCAGAGATGACATTGTTAAATGGGCAGCGGAAGCTGGAATTATGCCGCCAGATTGGGGTGCGACCGAGAACCAATGGAGAAGCCTCCATGCGTTTGCTGAACTAGCTGCGGGCTATGAGCGAGAGGAATGTGCGAAAGTCTTGGATGAGATGGCATTGGCAGACAAATTATCAAACTATTACCAAGTAGCAGCGGTAAGGATCAGAGAGCGAGGTGCGCTATGACTGAATTACAAGATAACGTACCAGACGATAGCAATTTGGCACAATGTGAGTATTGCGGCTGGGTAGTCGATTGGGATGAGGTTCCCCATGCTAGGGATTTATCCGGCGAGATCGTTACCTGCTGCGAGGAGTGCAACGAGGGCGAGAGTTTCGTCAATTATCCGAGCCAGAAATTTAATCAAAAAGGGTAGAATGAAGGCAGCTATCGTGAGGCTATATGCAAGAGCCTTTATTCGAGAATCTGCCTATCAAGATGAGAAAGCTGAAGAAGCGTGAGATAGACGCTTTGATGGAGCTTTGCTTTGGAAATCTTGAGTATTACCACGAGCCTGAGATCAGGAAATTTGCCAAAGAAATCCAGAAGGCGATGCTAAATGTGGAGAAAAAGACAGATTGAACTACCGAAACAAAAGGCTCCTAGAGACCGCCCGAAAGCTACCGTGTTGCCATTGCGGAAGGGAGGATGGGACAGTAGTAGCAGCCCACAGCAACCAGTTGCGGGATGGCAAGGGAAAGAGTATAAAGGCTAGTGATTATCGAATTGCTAGCCTTTGTTTTATCTGCCATTCTGAGCTAGATCAGGGTAAGAATCTATCTAAACAGGAACGGATAGAGATGTGGGAAGAAGCTCACCGCAAGACGATAGGTTTACTTTTTGAAAACGGTTATTTGGAGGTCAAGTGAAGAAGACCAAAGCTGAAAAAAAGATGAGTAAGGTTTATAACGAGTTCAAAGAGGGAACCTTGCACAGCGGTAAAAACGGCAAAGTTGTTACCAAGAAGAAACAAGCTGTCGCAATCATGTTATCGGAAGGTCGCAAAGCCTCGAAAGGGAAGAAATGAAAGCCGGTCTTTATTCCAATATTCACAAAAAGCGCGAACGTATCGCTGAAGGTTCTGGCGAGAAAATGCGTAAACCGGGTTCTAAAGGTGCGCCAACTGCAGCAGCATTTAAGGCAGCCGCTAAAACCGCAAAAAAGCCGAGGAAAAAATGAAAAACGGAAAGAAGAAGTCTGACAAAGAGTTGCTAAAAGAGTATCTCGACGAAGAAAAAGAAAAGAAAAAGAATGGTGTTAATGAGATAGAAATCGAGATCAAGATTCCTATGGGTAAGAAGCGGGGTAAAAATGGCCGCAGCATGGACTAAGAAGGCCGGGAAGAATCCAAAAGGCGGCCTGAACGAAAAAGGCCGTAAGTCTTACGAGGCTGAGAATCCCGGTTCTAACCTAAAGGCTCCGGTCAAGTCAGGGGACAATCCTAGACGCGCATCATTCCTAGCAAGGATGGGGAATATGCCGGGAGCAGAGTATAAAAATGGTGAGCCTACTCGTTTGCTACTATCTCTACGGGCATGGGGAGCCAGTTCAAAGGCCGATGCCAAGGCTAAAGCAGCCGCAATATCCGCAAGAAACAAGAAGAAATGAGATATACCTACGGGCTGGAGAACATCCGGGTTCGGCATTGGGGCGAGGAAGCGGACATTCTGATCGGGTCTTTTTGCTCGATTGGCGATAACGTCGAGATATTTCTAGGCGGGAATCATAGGACAGATTGGGTAACGACTTACCCTTTCGGGCATATTCATGAAGACGTATTTCCTTGGCATGGTGAAGGTCATCCGGGTACTAAGGGCGATGTAGTCATTGGTAACGATGTCTGGATAGGGTCGGGATGCACGATTATGTCTGGGGTAACGATAGGTGACGGTGCTGTCCTAGCGGCTAAGTCTGTGGTTACAAAGGATGTCCCTGCTTATGCCGTAGTCGGCGGGAATCCAGCCAAGGTCTTAAAGTACCGTTTTAACGGGGATCAGATAGAGAAGCTGCTAGAGAATCCTTGGTGGGAGCTACCAGAAGCCCGTATAAACGATTTAATCCAGTTACTGTGTTCAGACAAGGTAGAGGACTTAATTGCAGCCCTTAACGCTTAATTTAGGCTCTGGTAAGGATTGGCGGGATGACTGCTTAAACGCAGACATTCAGGCTAGGGTAAAGCCGGATTGGGTGGCAGACATTTCTCGTGTGAACTTTGGCGAGGTCATAGCGACTCGGTTCGGGGAAATGCAGATCAAGCCTTATATGTTCGACAAGATCATTGCTAACGATGTTCTGGAGCATATCCCGGACTTAGTATGCGCGATGACGAACTGTAAGAATTTGCTGAAGCCGGGAGGCGAGTTCCATATTCACGTTCCTTACGAGCTAAGTTTAGGGGCATGGCAAGACCCGACTCACGTTAGGGCGTTCAACGAGAATAGCTGGCTGTACTACACGGACTGGCATTGGTACTTAGGGTGGGAAGATCGGTTTTACATGAAGCAGCTAGCGTTTAACCTGTCCGAATTCGGCAATGAGTTAGCAGAAAAGAAAGTAGCAGACGCAGAAATACTGAGAACGCCGAGGGCTGTGGATTCGATGAGTGTTATTTTATGCAAGCAATAGTTATCTGCACGATAGGAAACCCGGGTATTTCGGTATTACTGGAGTCGATCAATGTTTACGCTAACGACATACCAGTCTACATAAGTTCGAAAAACCCCATAAATACGACACATAAGGTGATGCCGAATAACGGTTCCACTTTTGGGGATGCTTATAACGCAGCAGTAGATTATGCTTTCAAAGATGAAAACTACGACTCATTGATTTTAGCTAACGATGATGTGGTTCTTAATCCAGATACGCTATCGTTAATGCTGGAAGATGCGGGAATTCTGGAGTCTCGTGGCGTGAAATACGGATTCTTAGGTGCAAGGTCGGACTATGTGTTGCCGGATCAGAACATCAGGTTCCCGGTGGATGGGGATAAACGTAACGGATTACGGTGGGATAGCGAGTCAAAGATCAAGCTGACTCCGGTAATTGCGCCTATTTTCGCGTCGATAAGCCGGGAAGCATGGGAAATCGCTAAGTTTCCGTCAACTAATTGGTATTCAGATAATATAATATGCCATGACTTGAACGTGGCGGGTTATCAGCATTTCGTGAGCAGGGCTTATGTGCATCATGCAGGAAGCCAGACGGTAGGCGTTGATTTCAAGAAATGTCACGAAGAACCGAGGGCGTGGATATTAGAGAACCGCCCAGATATGTATGAAGCGATATACGCATGACATCCAGAGGATAATGCAATTATGGAAACAAGTGACACTAAAGATGAGCCGACTACAGCGTATCCGGGGCTAACTAACGCAGGTAAGGGTAGGCCAGCAGGAGTGCCGAATAAGTCTACTGCGGTAGTGCGTAATGCTATTGCTACTCTGCTAGAGAAGAACGTGCCTTACATGGACAGATGGCTCCAGAGGGTAGCTGAGGGCGATGAGGTGCTAGGCTTAAAGCCTGATCCAGCCAAGGCACTAGACCTAATGCAGAAGCTATCTGAGTACCACATACCCAAGCTGGCTAGGACAGAGGTAACGGGTAAGGATGGGGAAGCCCAAGAGCATATTGTGAGATGGGGAGGACGGAAATGAGCTATAAGCCAGTAAATTGCCCACAATGCAGCGCGTTCCTAGTGAACAACAAGTGCTTGAACTGCGGATACGTTAAGTGACTGAGATAGTCATTCCTTACGAGCCAAGGGAGCAGCAGGAGGAAATCCACCATGCCATTGAGCAGCATCGTTTTACTGTGGTGGTTGCCCATCGTCGTATGGGAAAGACTGTTAGCGCAATCAATCACCTTATCAAAGCCGCGATAGA